CAACAGATTGAAGCGTTGGACATGATTTGCAACAAGCTAGGCCGCATCATAAATGGCGACAACAGCTATGTTGACTCATGGCTGGACATTGCTGGCTACGCGCAGTTGGTCGCCGATAACCTAAATGGGATAGACCGCTAATGTCTAAAAACGGTAGCAAGCAAGAGATGTTAGCAACTGGCCTGAATCTGGATTTCAGAACGTCACCAGTTGCATACAATTTCTTACAATCTAATGCGTTTGTACGCGGGATTATGGGACCGGTGGGGTCAGGTAAGTCCTATGCCTGCGCCGCTGAGGTGATGATGCGTGCCGTTAGGCAAAAGCCATCCCCTATCGATGGTATACGGTACTCACGTTTTGCTATCGTCCGCAACTCTTACCCGATGCTTAAGACTACCACAATTAAGACATGGCAGGATCTGTTTCCTGAAAACACATTTGGCCCGATGTTGTGGACTCCACCTATTACCCACCACATCAAGCTGCCTAGCCGAGGCGATGCTGCTGGTATTGACTGCGAGGTTATCTTCTTAGCACTTGACCAGCCTAAAGACGTGCGTAAGCTCTTGTCTTTGGAGTTGACAGGCGCATGGGTCAACGAGGCGCGAGAGCTGCCTAAGGCTGTGATTGACGGATTGACACACCGGGTTGGCCGCTACCCGACTAAGCGCGATGGGGGCGCAACATGGAACGGTATCTGGATGGATACCAACCCCATGGATGATGACCATTGGTGGTACAAACTGTCCGAGAAAGAAAAGCTAGACGGCATATACGGCTGGCAGTTTTTTAAGCAGCCCGGTGGCGTAATTGAGGCTGACGCTGACAACTTGCCTGAAAACCCTGAGGCCAATGACCATATCTATTCTGCTGGCCGCTGGTGGCAGATCAACCCTAAGGCCGAGAACATTGGCAACTTGCCTGCTGGTTACTACTTGCAGATGCTGGGCGGCAAGAACCTAGATTGGATCCGCTGCTACGCCGAGGGTAAGTACACGTATGTACAGGAAGGTAGACCGGTCTGGCCAGAATATGACGACAACATGATGGCTGGCGACGTGGACTATGACCCGTCCGTGCCGTTGCAGATTGGGCTGGACTTTGGTTTAACGCCAGCTGCTGTCATTGGCCAACGCCTGACTAACGGGCGCTGGGTTGTGCTTGACGAGATTGTCACCTTTGATATGGGCTTAGAGCGCTTTGGCCAGCAACTGCTTGCCGAGATGAATGCTAAGTACCCAAAGGCTCAACTTATGGTCTGGGGAGATCCTGCCGGTATGGCGCGTGATGCCATCTACGAAGTCACTGCTTTTGACTTCTTGCGAACTCTAGGCCTGCGTGCCCAGCCAGCTCCTAGCAACGACTTTAAGGTGCGACGTGAGGCAGCTGCTATGCCCATGCAAAGACTAATACAAGGCAAACCCGGACTCATTGTCAGCCGCGATTGCAAACTATTGCGCAAGTCGCTATCGGGTGGATATCACTTTAAACGGATTGCGGTTGGTGCCGGGCATGAGCGATTCCGGGATGCGCCAAACAAAAACGAGCACTCACACGTTGGCGACGCATTCGGATACCTTATGCTGGGCGGGGGTGAGCACCGTAGGATGACCAAGACTCCGTCGCTATCTGGATCCGGGTTTGTTGCGCAGACGCAAGCCTCTGTAGACTTTGATGTGTTTAACTAGATATCACAAAGATATCAGTATTGCATCACTAAGAATATTCTGGCGTAGAATTGGCATATGTGTTAACACCCGGAGAACATTATGCCATGGATAGCTGGCACGATTGCCGCAATCATTTCTGGCGCTACAGCCGTATATTCTATTTCTGCTGCAGAGCGCAATCGTAAGGAAGCGGCCAACGCTGCTAAAGCTGCACAAAAGGAATCTGAGGTTGCCCAGCTTAAAGCCAACCAGATGGCTGAGCAGCAACTTAAAGCCCAACGCGAGCAAACGCAGATTGCGCGTGAGCGTATGAACTTTGAGCTAGAGCAGGCTGCTGGCACTAAAGCTACCCTTGCCGAGCAATCGCGTGCAGCGCAGGAAAAGGCTAGCGCAATGGCTGCAGAGATTGAAGGTCAGCAACGCAAGGCCGCAGAGACTGAGTCAGCCCGTATGAAAGCTGCTCGCCGCGGTGGCCAGCGCAGTCTACTGTCTTCTGCTCGACTAACTCCAGAGATGGGATTAGGTAACTACGACGCATCCACTTTTGGTTCAAGCGTATCCGTATAAGGTAGACCATGGCAACAACTGCTCAATTACGTGCAGCAAAGAAGTTTGCTAGTACTCGAGCTGGGTCAGAAATCAACAAGCTTGGGCGCAGACTAGAAAGCGCCCGCGCTGAGTTTGGCACAGAGACTGGCCGCGTAGCCAAAGAGTTTGGTGCTCAGATGACTGAGTACGAAAAAAAAGCGGCTGGTTATGAAAGCGAATTTTCTGAATACAAAACAAAATACAACGAAGCTGTATCTGCTTACGAACAGCAAGTAAACCAGTTTAATGAGCGCGTCGCTGCGTTTAACCAAAGAACATTGGTTGGTGGCAGCTTCTTCCAAGGCTACTCGCAGTCCGGTCCGATTGGCATGTACCGCAGTGGGATCAGGACGACAGACCCTATTTACCAAACATTGCTTGAGGCTGGAACTAATCCAATCACTGCGCCTGCCCCATCGGGTTTTGTGCGTGAAGAAGTGTACGGTGGCGGTGGCGATGCCGGTGGAAGTTACGCAAGATATGTAAATCCAAACACTGGCGAGACGGTAGGTGAAGACGATTACAACCAAATGGTTGCAGCGTCTCAAGAAGTGCTTGGTCTTGGCAGTGAGCCAACAAACCCGTTGTATACGCTAGACGTTATGAATTACTTGCCGTACGGTTATCAGTACGGTTTGTATCGTCGAGGCGGCACAGACCCCGGTGAGTTTAACGTCAGCTTTAACCAACCCACAGTGCCGACATTTAACGAGCCTGTGCCTGTAATGGAAGACATTACAAAGTATTCAGAAAAGCTGCAGGAAGAAACTAAATATTTTGAGCGTGAAATTGGTGAGCGTAAATCAGCCAAAGTTGCTGCTGCTCGCCGATTGCAAACCAGACCATTGTTATCGGGGGCTTAATTATGCAAGACGAGAAAATGAAGAAAAAGGTGCGCAAGGTAATGCGCGAGTACAAGTCAGGCAAGCTGAAGTCCAGCTCTGGCGACAAAGTGACCAGCAAAGATCAGGCCGTTGCTATTGCAATGTCTGAGGCTGGCGTAAAGCAAAAGGCATAATTATGGACATGATGGAAGAGCGCGAAGCTCGCACAATGCTAGCTGACATTGAAATGCAAAGCGCACCTGACGTGCCGGGTTTTACGGAAGGACAATGTCCTGAGGCGATCCGCGACAAGAACGTCAACATTAGCAATCACCAGATTTGCATTGTGAAAGCAGACCTAGGTCCTGCAAACCCGCTAGTGCCTTCCGTTATGTTTTGGCTTAAGAAGTCCATGACATGGAACGTCAGTGAGTCTGCAGCACGCGAAATGCTGTGCGGGAATTGCGGTTACTACTGGAAGACCAAGTTTATTGACGATTGCATGAAACAGTACCCAGCACTTACGCCCCCAGAAGTGCGGCCAGACTGGGTTGATACCAATCAGTCAGGCGGCTATTGCGAAGAGTGGAACATAACTTGTACAAGTAGTCGTACATGTGATTCGTGGAAACCCGGTGGCCCAATTACTGATGCTATGGGTGGCAACATTATCGAAATGATTGAACCCGTCGAGGAAGAAAATGGCGATTGAAGTTGAGCGCGAGTCGCTCACCACAAAATCCCGACATGTCTCGCCGTCTTACATAGACAAAGACGGCAAGCAATACCTTGTCAGTTCTGATCGGCCAGCGCCTATTGTAGACGTTAACCATTTGCGTCTACATGAAGGCCGCGCTTACTACGCTTACAAACTTTATCCCTATGCAAGCATGTTGCCAGCTGGATCAAGTATTGATATTGCTATGGCGTTTGCTACTGGCGTAACTCCACATCTTGTGTATGACGCAAACTGCGGTGGAGACGCTGAGGTTTACTTGTATGAAGGCTCAGTTGTGTCTGGAGGCACTAGCTTTACCGCAGTGCGTCGCAATCGCAACATCACAAACGCTAGTCAATCTGCAATATTGATTAACCCTACCGTCACTAGCCTAGGGACTTTGCTGGATTCGCAGTTTATTGCTGGTGGAGTTGGTAAAAAAGCTGGTGGCGGGGATTCATACGCGACAGAACAGGTGTTTAGCCCGTTGACTACTTATCTTTTTAGGCTGACAAACGTAAACGGCACTGCACACATGGCTCATTTACACATTGAATGGTACGAATAAGGCAAAAATCATGGCTGAAATGAACGAAAAACCACAGCGCTATCAGGGCAAAAAACTAAAGCCTGATGAGCTTATTCGTAGAGCTGAAGTAGCTCAGCGAAAAAAAGATTTGTTTGAGGATTTGTATCGCGATGCGTACGAATTTGCCCTGCCTCAGCGCCAGTTGTACGGCTACTGGGAAGGAAATAGCGTTGGCAATAAGAAAATGGCACGGGTATTTGACTCGACAGCCATCAACTCTACCCAGCGTTTTGCTAACAGACTGCAATCTGGCATCTTCCCACCGCAGCGCAAGTGGAGTCGCCTTGAGCCGGGTCTTGATATACCTCAAGATAAGAAAACACAGGCTCAAGCTATCCTAGACCTGTACAACGAGAAGATGTTTTCGGTCATTAAGCAGTCAAACTTTGACATTGCTATCGGTGAATTCCTGCTTGACCTGTCTGTAGGCACTGCTTGCATGTTGGTGCAGCCCGGTGATGACGTAAGTCCTATCAATTTCATCCCTGTGCCCATGTTCTTAGTGGCGTACGAAGAGGGTGCCAACGGTATGGTAGATAAAATCTATCGCCGTATGCGCATGAAGGCTGAATCTATCACCCAGCAATGGCGTGATGCACAGATTCCTGAGTCTTTAGCTAACCGCATCGAGGCAAAACCCACTGATGACGTGGAATTGCTTGAGGCTACAGTCTATGACGACGACAAAGGCGACTGGTGCTACCACGTTATTGACAAGGTATCTAAGGAAGAGATTGTTTACCGTCGCATGAAGTCCTCGCCATGGGTCATCTCGCGCTATATGAAGGTGGCTGGTGAGATTTATGGCCGCGGCCCACTGCTGACTGCACTGCCAGACATTAAAACGCTTAACAAGACGCTAGAGTTGCTGCTTAAGAACGCATCGCTAGCTGTTGCAGGGGTCTACACGGCGGCAGATGATGGTGTTTTGAACCCTCAAACGGTGCGAATCACCCCGGGAGCCATCATTCCTGTGGCGCGAAACGGTGGCCCACAAGGCGAATCGCTGCGTGCCCTGCCCCGTGCAGGCGACTTTAACGTATCGCAGATTGTGATCAATGACCTACGTCAAAACATCAAGCGTACGCTATTGGATGAATCACTTCCACCTGATAATATGTCTGCTCGCTCTGCAACTGAGGTGGTTGAGCGTATGAAAGAGTTGGCACAGAACCTAGGATCAGCATTTGGCCGTCTAATCAACGAGACAATGATCCCATTGGTCAGCCGAATCCTGCAAGTGATGGACGAGCGTGGGTTAATTGACTTGCCGCTGCGAGTAAACGGGCTAGAAGTCAAAGTATCGCCAGTTGCCCCGCTTGCTATGGCGCAAAACATGGAAGAGGTGAACTCGGTTATGCAGTTTATGCAGATTGCCTCTAGCCTTGGTAACGAAGGCGCTCTGGCCGTTAGAACTGGTGACCTAATAGATTACCTAGGCGACAAGCTTGGCGTGCCTGCAAGCCTGCGTACAAGCGCTGCAGAGCGTGCTTACATTATCGAGCAGCAACGCGCACTTATGATGCAAGATCAGGCTATGCTAGCAGCCGCTGGTAACCAACAGGCTGTAGTTAACCAGCAAGAAGCAGCAACAACCCCAGATCAAGGAATTGGAGCCGCAGTTTGAGCGATGAAAACAAGGAATTTGAGCCTGTTATAGGGCATCATTTTGCAGCTGGGCTATATGCCAAGGAGTCAATTATCCCAGCTAACCACTATGTCATGAAGCACACGCACTCCTATAGCCATTTAAGTATATTGGCTGTAGGGCGTGCGATAGTTAAGGCTGGCGACACACAGATTGAATACGAGGGACCAGCCTGCATTGAGATTGCAGCTAATGTGCCCCATGAAGTTATTGCTTTAACCAATGTCATTTGGTATTGCATACATGCTACGGACGAAACAGACGTAGATAAGGTAGATGAGGTCTTAATAAACAAAGGAGAATGATATGGCTGGCTGGGATGACCTAGAAGCTGTACAGCAATCGCTTGCAAGTCCTAATGGGACTGACATAGATAAGCTGTGCCTGCGCGTATTTGGCACAGAGGAAGGGCAAAAGTTGTTCAAATGGCTGAGAGATCAGACTGTTGAGCAACCTTGCTGGGGGCCGGGAGCAGACGCTACCTATGGCTATTTTCTAGAAGGGAGATGTAGTCTTGTGAAAGAGATTGAATCCCGCATTGCGAGAGCAAGAGGTAAGTAATGAGTGATAAAGAATCTGAAGTCCAACCCAGTGAAGCTGCAGCACCAGAAGCAACTGGCCTATTGGACGGTGTGGAAACATCGGACGAAAGCCAGCCAGATTCTAGTAAGGCAGACAAGTCAGAGGTAGATCATAGGGCTGCTGATAGCATTCCAGACGATGAGCCAGTTGATCGTCCAGAGTGGTGGCCAGAGAACTTCTGGAAAGACAACGAGCCTGACCTTGAAGGTATTGCAAAGTCTTGGAAAGACATGCGCAAGATGGTCAGTCAAGGCAAGCAAAAGGCTCCAGCAGACGGTAATTACGACTTAAAAGCGTTTGGTGAGAATGCTGAAAACCTACCCATGGTTCCATTATTTAAAGAATGGGCTAAGGAAAATGGTATCTCTCAAGTAGCTTTTGATTCACTAGCAAAGCAGTTGACAGACAAAGCTGTAGAAATGTCTAGCAGCATGACCCCAACTGTTGACCCGGCAGAGGAACGCAAGGCATTAGGAGCCAATGCAGACGCTGTAATCAACGGTATGGTCAGCTGGGCACGCGGCTTAGTAAACAAGGGAGTCTGGAACAAAGACGACTTTGAAGAGTTTAAGGTAATGGGTGGTACTGCCAAAGGCTTAAAGGCTTTAATGAAGATCCGTGAATCCTATGAAGGGCGGATCCCAGTTGAGTCTGAGCCAATGGAAGGTATGCCAACTGACCAAGAACTGCAAGCCATGGTAGGCGATAAACGGTATCAATCCGATCCCGGCTACCGTCAAAAGGTTGAAAAGTTGTTTGCCCAGCGCTACAATTAATCATCTCCTTGGTCCTAGTTCAGGGCTTTTATCCCCGGCTTGCGCTGGGGATTTTTTTTGATATAATTAAATTGTTGTCGTGAGAGACATATAGCTGTTTAAGTAAGCGTTCCGAGGCGTTCAGCCTGACTCCCACGGGGGTTCTCTCACCGGAATGCTTTCTTAAACAGCTTTTTTTTTGATCATTACAACCGCCAATCCGTCGGGTTAATAGACGGCAGGGATTGGGGATAGCCTCTACTGTGGGATCAGGTATGAGACAGAGGCAAGGGTGGCGAAGCTAGCGCCCGATACCGAACGGCTGGCGGGTTCCGTGGCTCCGAAAAGCAAACGGTTTAAGGCGAATCTAGGAAAGGCTAGGTTCGTCCACCAAAAAGCAAAGGTATAAACCTAATGAATACAGATACAGAGTTACCTAATAGCTTAACTGATTGGACTAATATTAATTTAATAGAGACATTTAAATTAACTAAGAACACAAAGTTAAGAGAACATGTTGCAAAAGAGTTGGAAAGACGCATCAATGCGCTAGAGCTACCAACTACTGATATTAGCAAAAGTTAACATAACTCTTGCACGTTAAACTTAGTAATGTTATAACCCTGTTATAGGCCAATCAAATTACCGACCCTATGCCGCAGTGGAAACTGACGACTGGCTAGCGTAACTAGCAAGTAGTAGGCCCGGATCACCGGCTAACCGAAGCGCTAATTCTCTTAACTTTATCTAAGGATTTCAAATGGCTCAGAATCTCTCGACCGCCTTTGTAACCCTGTTCGATGCGGAAGTTAAACAGGCATATCAGGCGCAAGCCGTATTGCGTGGCGCTGTTCGTGTTCGTGCAGGTGTTGAAGGCTCTACATATAAGTTCCCTAAGATCGGCAAGGGTGTCGCTCAAGTCCGTGTTCCACAGACTGACGTTGCTCCGCTGAATGTTACGTACGGTCAAGTCACCGCTACTCTGTCTGACTACATTGCTGCTGAATATAGCGATATCTTCATGCAAGCAAAAGTCAACTTTGACGAGCGCCGTGAGTTGGTTCAAGTTGTTTCTAACGCTATCGGCCGTCGCCAAGACCAGTTGATTCTCGACGCACTTGCTGCCTCGAGCACCAGCTTGACTGTCAGCAACGACATCGGTGGTTCGGACACAAACCTGAACGTAGCTAAACTGCGTACTGCTAAGCAAAAGCTTGATGCTGGTAACGTCCCAATGGACAACCGCCACATCATTATCCACGCTAACGGCCTGTCATCGCTCTTGAGCGAAACAGCTGTTACCAGCTCCGACTTCAACACTGTGAAGGCGCTGGTTCAGGGCGACATCAACACATTCTTGGGCTTTACGTTCCATGTGTTGGGTGACCGTTCAGAAGGTGGTTTGCCTGTTGACGGTTCGCTGGATCGTACTTGCTATGCATTCCACCGCGATGCGATTGGTATGGCCGAAGGTATTGCACCTAAGACCGAAATCAATTACATCCCCGAGAAGACTTCTTTCTTGGTGGCCTCGATGTTCTCCGCTGGCTCGATTGCTATTGACGATGAAGGTATCGTCAAGATCACTTGCCGCGAATCTGCTTAATAGGAGGCTTTCATGGCTTTTTCCTCAACTGGTTGGACCGTTGTTTCGGCAGCTAAGCGCGGTAACGCACCTAGCGTTTATGCCTATAAAACAGCTGATGCAATCGCTGACGTTAACACAGCTGGTTATTTCAACAGCCTGTCGGACACGTTAGCAGTTGGCGACCTCATTTACTGCGTAACATCAACTGGCTCGACAGCTGTTGCTACGCTAGTGTATGTGTTGTCCAATGCAAGCGGTGTTGTTGACGTTAATGACGGCACGACACTTGCTAATACTGACGGCGATTAATCCTCGCTGTTGATATTGGGCCTGCTTCTGAGCAACCTCGGAGGCAGGCTTTATTCTATTAAGGGGCTGTAATGGCTGCAGGCGATACCGGAGTAAAGATTTGTTCTGATGCGCTGATTCTGCTTGGCGCAGAGGCCATCTCTTCATTTAACGATGGTACGGACCGCTCCAATACATGTGACCGTTTGTACCCCGGCGTTAAGGATATGGCGCTGATGATGTACCCGTGGAGCTTTGCTTACAAAAAAGTACAGCTAGCTCGGTTGGTGACTACTCCCAACACGGAATGGACATACGAATACCAGTTACCCGGCGACAGGCTTGGTAACCCAAGAGCTGTATACACAACTTCTCAGCCTTATGCTCGCGTCTTTAAAGAGTGGGAAATTCAAGGCGACAAGCTCTTGACCAATGAGAAGACTATTTACATTGACTACCCATACAGCACGCCTGAGTTTGCAATGCCTCAGTACTTTGTGCAGCTATTACGCTATGCGATGGCATGGCACTTGGCTTACCCAATTACTGAACAGCAAGACAAGACTGTGTACTGGCAAGGTGTTGCAGTAGGCGCACCATCTGAGAACGGACGTGGTGGCTTTTTTAGACAGGCCATGCTTATGGACTCTCAGGGTAACCCGCCAGCAGTTATTGAGGACTTCTCTTTAGTTGACGTGAGGTACTGATGCCACGCTTTGTTGATCTGCAGACCAACTTTGCTACCGGTGAACTCGATCCGTTATTGCGAGCACGGGTAGATTTGGAGCAATACAACAATGCGTTGGCCAAGGCTACTAACGTAGTTATCCAGCCTCAAGGTGGACTAAAACGTCGCCCCGGGCTTAAGCACATATTTGAATTGCCGTCAGCTGCGGCTAACGGTGTGCGTCTGGTTCCGTTCGAGTTCTCTACCGAAGACAGCTACATGTTAGTGTTTACTAACCTACGCATGTATGTTGTTAAAAACGGTGTGCAAGTAACCAACATTAACGGATCTGGTAACGCATACCTAACGACATCTATTACGTCTGCAATGCTCAACGGCATTAACTGGACGCAGAGTGCTGACACACTGATTATTGTGCATCCTGACCTTGCGCCGGTTACTATTGTGCGCGGTGCAACTGATGCAAGCTGGACTCAAACCACAATTACTTTTGACAGTATCCCAAATTATGCGTTTGTATTGTCTGCGACAAACCCAGCAGGGACGATTACACCGAGCGCTGTGTCTGGCAATGCAACGATTACAGCGTCGTCTGGTGTCTTTAGTGCATCGCACGTAGATCAGTACATTAACGCATCGCCTCAAGGCCGTGCGCGTATTGTGCGCTACAACTCCAGTACATCTGTTGACGTAATTATTGAGTTCCCATTCTTTAACACGTCTGCTATTGCTAACGGTGCATGGGATCTAGAAACTGGATACGAGGCTGTTTGGTCTGCTGGCCGAGGCTGGCCACGCACAGTTACATTTCACGAAGGCCGGTTGTATTTTGGTGGCAGTAAGTCGCGCCCGTCTACTATCTGGGGATCTAAGATTGCTTTGTTCTTCGCGTTCAAAGCAGATGAATCTTTAGATGACGACGCAGTTGAGGCGACGCTAGACACTAATCAGCTTAACGTGATTGTGGACATGATCTCTGGCCGAGACATGCAAGTGTTTACGACTGGAGGCGAGTTTTATGTCCCGCAGACTGGTACAGATCCGATCACTCCAGTTGCGTTTAACTTTAAGGCGGTCAGCCGAAATGGCATGCGCCCGGGCACTCGAGTCGAGACACTGGACTCAGGCACTGTATTTATTCAAAGGCAAGGTAAAGCTCTAAACGAGTTCTTGTTTTCTGACAGTCAGCTTACGTATGTAACATCGCGTATATCATTGCTGTCTGGCCACTTACTTAAGGGTCCGTCACGCATTGCATTGCGTCGCGCTACCGAAACAGACGAAGGGGATTTGCTGTTTATTACCAACGTAGACGACGGCTCAATGGCTGTGTTCTCTATCTTGAAGAGCCAGCAAGTTGTTGCCCCGTCCGAGTTTATTACCGACGGTTCATTTATCGATGTCGGCGTAGACGTGACCCGCATCTTTGCTATCGTAAAGCGTACGTTTAATAGTACGGATAAATACTTCCTAGAAATGTTTAGCGACGAGTTTTATACCGATTGCGCATTTACTGGCGGTGTAGCATCTGGCGCGACAAGTCTGCCGCACACAGGCGAATCTCTTAATGTAATTTGTGATGGCGTGCCACAGGGTTCAGAGACAGTTACAGCTGGAGCAATTACCTTTGACAGGCCTAGCACTACTAGATGGGAAGCTGGCTTGCCATATACGGTATACGCCAAGACTATGCCTGTGGAATTAAAGCTGCAAACTGGCTCACGTATTGGATTTAAGAAACGGTTAGTGCAAGTTATTGCTATTGTTGATAGCACGCAGCATCTGTCTATTAACGGCCAACCATTGCCATTTCGTAACTTTGACAACCCATTGCTCGATTTGCCTATTCAGGAATTTACCGGATCAAAACGGCTAGACGGTGTGCTTGGTTATAACAGGGATATTGCTGTGGAGATTACCCAGACGTTGCCTCTGAAAATGACTTTGCTTGGCCTTGAATACAAACTGGCCGTTCATCAAGGGACATAATCATGCCAATAGCATCCTCTGGTCTTGTATCTCCAACGTCTTCTGTGCTGGTATCTCCCACAATTGCGACTGGTGCACCCGCATCATCTGGGTTTAACTGGTCATCTCTTACGCAACCGCTAAATGCAATATCTGGTGCAGCATTATCTGTCGCTGGACTTGGCGCTCAGATTGGCGCTGGTTATGCATCGCAAGCTCAAGCTTACTTACAGCAATCCGGTTATGCAGCTCAGGCGCAAGAACAAATGCGTTTGGCTGGATTGCGTGCAGACAAAGAGATTGAATACGCAAACCTAAACTTTAAGCGCAAGCTGTTTCAGACAGAAGTCGAGCAGCTTAATTACAAAGCCAAGGGCAATGCGTTGCTGCAGGATCTGCATAGGACAAACGCAGCCGCTCGAGCAAGGGCAGCAGCTAATGGCGTATCGATAGGCTCAGGCTCAGCAATGAGCGTACAGGAGCAAAACGTAGCTCGGACATACCAAGACGTGGGTATGGTGGAATTAAGCGCTCTAGTGTCCCGTATATTCGGTTTGGAGGACGCTACTGCAATCCTGAAGGCTGGTTACGATCAGGCATTTTACGAGCGCGAGGCTGCTATCTCCAACACTGCGTCGCTGCTTAAAGGCGGTCAAATGGTTGCTCAGACTGGTGGTTTGTTGTCTACTGCGAAGATGACTACTGGCGCATTGGGTTTTGCCAAAACATTCCCAGCTGCGTTTGCATAGGATATGAGGACATAGAATGGCACAACTTCCACAAACTGAAGCAGGACGAGTTGCTGTATCGCCGGTGCCAAATGCCCCGGCGGGTGCAGCACCACGCATGCGCTATCCTGAGCAGCGCCCAGATGTTGCGCTTGAGGCTGCTGCCAAATATCAGGGAACGCTTAGCCAAGTACTTGAGCGCATGGGTGAGACAGCATTTGGTTATGCTGAGAAATACTCTCAAATGGCTGGCTTGCAGTTTGCTGCAGAAAACCCACTGACGGCTGAACAACTCAATGCCATGGGTTCTGGCAACATGGCAGGGATTACCCTAGGCAGCCCAATGAGCGCGTATGGCGCGGCATTGCGCAAAGCCCGGGCTATTGAGTTATCTGCTCACGCTGAAGTCGATGGCCGCTCACAGCTGGTGAAATTGCTAGACGCTGCCGAGCGCGGTGAGGTTGATACCAACACCATTATGGACAAGGTCACAGCCATCACCAATGGCTATGGCCAATCGCTTGCTCGCGTTGACCCTGATGCGTCATTTAAATATCGCGCCTCGATGGCTACTTTGGGTTCACGAGTTGTGGACAAGGCAGCTGAGATTGACGGCCGCAAGCGTTTGCTGACAAACTCTGTTGCGCTCGATCGCGATTACCAGAACACACTAAAAGCTATTTCACTGTACTCTGGCTCAAGCGCTCCGGTAGATCCGACAACTGGCGAGCCAATTAATGTTGACCAGTTTATCGACGCAGAAAAAAAGCGTTTTCTTAACAACGCTGTGATGCTAGTCGGTGTGCAAGGCGCTGAGCGCTATGCCGCACAAATGAACAAAGACATGTCTGCCGTAAAGGTCAGCTCCATTACGGAAGGCTTGATTCGTAACGGCATGTCCAATGACGGCAGCGCAATTGTAAAGCTGCAGAATGGTGATGCTGGCCCATTGACGGCCGCATACCAGTCTTTGCTGCCAGAAGAGCGTGCCAAGGTAATTGCCAACTTTATGACAGAAGACGGCAACCGCCACACATTCCAGCAGCGTAGACGCGCTGAATCTAATGAGGCAAACACTAAGATTGCGTTGTCTACATATCGGTCTTATTTGGAAGCAGAAGATCCAGAAGAGAAGACTAAACTGAAAAACAAATTGCTAGACATGAACGTGTTGTCTATGGAAATGACACGTACATTAATTGAGGGCCCAAAAACAACTAAGGCTGGCATGGGTGTATTCCATGTTGAAAGCCTAATTGACAATGGCACGCTGTCAACCAATACTGAGTTGCTAGCCCAGTCAGAAAAATACGGCATCCCGCCAGAGCAAATTGTATTGCTACGTCGCCGCATGGATTCAAAAGTTAGTGCAGACGTATCAAGTAGCATCAAGCGCTTGGCTGGTATCTCTGATTCGATGCTGAATTTAAATCCAGCAAGCGACAACGCAAAGCGCTACTTTTCGTATCAAGATAGATATTATTCTGCACAAGAGCAAGCTAGGGCTGAAGGCAAGCCATTTGATGGCCGTGAGTTTGTGCGCACGCTAGAACGCGAGAAAGTTGAGGCAATGAACACTGAACGAGCTAAAGCCGCTCAGGTTCAACTTGGTGATTACTCAAAGCGCCTTGGATCAACTATTACATCAGACAACATTGACGCACTTGAACAACAAGTTCAGCGTGAGGTTAAGGCTGGTAAAAAGCCAAAGATTACACCGCAAGAAATATTGCGCATTAAAACATTGCTTAAAGATGCCGAGGGATACTAATGTACTCTGACGTTGAAAACGCTTATCTAGACGATTACATGGCATTTATGTTTCCTCCCTCACCGGAGGAAGAGCAAGCACAGGCAGAGATGAAAGCCTATGACCCGACTATGCGCGAGAAATTGCACGCATTTATGCAGGCTGGAATTGAGGCGACAACTGGCGTAGACAAGCAAACAGCACGTCGCATGGCTGGTGGTCTTGTTGGTGGGCCAAATAGTCAAGGTCCATTAAACCTAGGACTTGCAGACATTGTGCCGTTCTTGGGTACACGCTTGCAATTAGAAGAGGCTGGAATTTCTGCTAAAGAGGCTATCCAGTCTGGCGAGCGCGGTGATTACGCTGAGGCTGCTATCGGTGCTGGCGCTGCTGCGTTAGGCGCGTTGCCACTAGTTGGCCCTGCAGTCAGGGGAGCTGGTCTTGCTAAGAAGGCAATCAAGAAAATCAAAGGGTCTGAATAATGGCTATTAAACCAATCGAGCAGCGCCTGCAAAGTATTTTGCCTGAGCAAGATACCGGCGTAGTAGAGCCTCCAGTTACTGAGCAGGCTGATCCGCAGTTTGCCAACATCCCAGCTGAGGACGTGGCGATTGAGGATACTGGCACCCCTAATATGCAAGAAGAAGGCACGCTGGTTGCTGGCATTGGTGACGCTGGATTACGTGGCATTATCAAGAAAGGCAGTAAGAAAATAACGCAAGAGGCTGTACAAGCGCCAGAAAAATCTATCCGTCCATTAGCGCCTGAGATGAAGGTAGGCGAGGATGGCATCCCAGAGCCGGTGCCTGCAGGCAAGGCAACGCTAATTCCTGAGGCTGGTGAAGACGTAACTACGAAAGTAGGCGAGGCTGTAGAGGCCCGCGCTGTTGCTGAACCGACTACGCTTAAGCCGCCAGAAGAAGCGTTTAACACAACGCGCATGCCAGACAATATCGCTGACATTATCAACGGCACATCTGACGCGCTAGGCATTGAAACCAAGTCTGTCACTTTTGATGAGATCAAGGCCAAGGCTGATCAGTTGGGAGTTGATGAAAAATTCCTTACTCGCTTGCTTGATTCTGAAGGCAATATGATGCCCAACGCGGTGGACACCTACCGCGCTATGAATTTGATGGAGGCCTCAGCCGGTGAGCTAGACCGTCTGTTTAAACTAGTAAACAGTGGGCAGGCTACAGACGTAGACAAACTGCAATTGCGCCAGCAGATCAGCATGCACGGCCTGATTCAGAAGTCAGTCAAGGGCATCCAGACTGAGACAGCTCGAGCGTTGGCCGTGATGCGCGTGCCGCGTGATGGCAATGTTGACCTGATTCGCCGCACGCTAGACGAGTCTGGTGGCGACAACTCGCTGCAAGACTTGGCTCGCGCTTATGTTGGCCTTGGTGATGACACAGCTGCTAAGAACAAGTTGGTTGAAAAGTCCATGTTCTCAAGCGTCAAAGACGTTTGGTTCACAACTTGGATTAACGGCATCCTGTCGTCACCAGTTACGCATGCCAAGAACATACTAGGCAATACCATGTTTGGCGCATATCAGGTGCCTGAGCGCATGATAGCCGCATTCTATGGGAATGTACTTCCTGATGGAGTGCGTTCATGGAAAGCGCTGGTGCCCGGCTCAGCTAAAGAGAAAGTAGAGTTTGACGAATTCCTGACAGATATCCAGAGCTTTACGTCTGGCATCCGCGAAGGCTTAAGTCTGGCTAGCACGGCATTTAAAAACAACATGCCAAGCGATCCGCTATCCAAGATTGAGTTAGCTGGCAAGCGTGGCGGATCTGCAGATATCAGCGCGGCCGCCTTTGGCATGTCTGATGACGGACTGCTTGCTAAGGGCATCAACTTCTATGGCAAGGCTGTCACGCTCCCGGGGCGTGCGCTAATGGCTGAGGACGAATTTTTTAAGGGTGTTTTCTACCGTACGGAATTTAACCGCTTAGCACTGCGCCGCGGTAAATCAGTATACCGAGAGGCACTTGAGGCTGGTGACGACGAGGTAACGGCTATTGCTAAATCTCAGGCCGAGGTCACGTCAATTATGAAAGACCCGCCTGCTGATCTGGATGAGGCCGCTATGCAGTCCGCACGCCGCAGCACATTTACTATGGACTTGCCCCCAGCGCTTAAGGCTATTGAGCCAGCGTTCCAGCATCCTATCGTCAAAATGGTAGCTCCGTTCTTTAGGACCCCATCAAACATCGCTTTAGAAGTTATTGAGCGTACTCCGTTTGCACCAATCTCTTCACGGTTCCGTGATGACTTCATGCAGGGCGGTGCCGTACGTGATTTGGCTTTGGCTAAGGCAACAATGGGATCTGCGTTGTTAACTACTTTTGCTAGCATGGGTGGAGAAGGCATGATCACTGGCCGTGGCCCCGGCCGCAAAGCTGACCGCGAGGCGCTATTGCGTGAGGGCTGGCAACCGTATTCGCTGGTGTTGCCTAAAGATATGTTTGGCGATCAAGTCGAGCGCTTAGGCAGCATGGGCAAAGTGTCTGTATCTAACGACAAAGTCTATGTCAGCTTTAACGGCCTTGAGCCTATTTCGGCATTCTTGGCTATGGCTGCAGACTATTCTGAATACAGCCGTTATGAGGACGACGCAGGGAAAGTAGAAGAGGTTTTCATGGGTGCGCTATATGGCATGTATCACTACATGAGCCAGCAGCCATTCCTGCAAGGCATATCAGATCTAGCCTCGGCGCTAACAGGCACCATCCCAAATACCAACAAGGCAGTCGAATCCGTAGTTAACGGCTGGACCAAAACATTTGGTTCATTTGCTGTAGGCGGATCCCCGGCTGGTGTGTACAGTTCGGCTGTGGCTGGCATCGAGCGTTTCCTAGACCCGAACTCAAGCGACGTATCTACAGCTGGCCTAGACCTTCCAATGGGCGTAAAGGGCTTTTACGAGGGTTTAAAGAAGTACCAGAGCCGTGTGCCCGGCATGTCAGACAACGTGCCTGTGCGCCTCAATTTGTGGGGTGATCCGGTTCAGGTTGGGCAGGGCAATGCGTATGAGTTGGTGCTGCCAACCCGTATCAGCCCCGGACAGTTCTCGCCAGTTGACAACGCATTGGTTCAGATGGGATCGCCTATCGGTATGCCTAACCGCAAAGTCGATGGGGTTGAGTTAAATGCAGATCAGTACAACAGCTTGATTACCATATACGGAAAAGAGTTTGGCGCAAAGCAGCAATTAGAGGCTGTTATTGCCTCACCCGGGTTCAGCATTATGACCCTTGATGCCCAGCAATCTAAGGTGCGTCAGGTCCATGACACGCTTATGGAAGCAGCTCGCAAGACCTTGGTGTCCCGTGATACGGAATTACAAGGGAAAATCAGGCAGTTGCAGGAAAAGAAGCGTTCATTTGGACTCTTTTACAAAGACTAGTAAACAGATACAATCAGCGATAGGAGCGATTGGAAATGGCAGATTATGACATCAGTAATGTAACAAGACGAGTGGTCTATGCCCCAAGTGGGATAGGACCTTACGCTTTTACATTTGAAATTCTATCTCAAACAGACATCGACGTGTACAGGGGTGATACGCTCCTGACTTTGACAACAAATTACACGGTTACTATTAACGCGAACGGTACTGGCTCAGTTACTCTTGTAGCTACAGCTGGCACAAATAACATCACCATTGTAGGCGCTCGCAATATTCAGCGCACTACAGACTTTGTAACAGGTGGCGACTTCTTTGCTAACACGCTTAACGACGAGTTAGACTCGCAGACAATTTTTATTCAGCAAGTCGCTGAAACTGCAGAGCGTGGACTCAAAGCGCCTGTGACTGACCCGACAGATATCAACATGACGCTGCCCCGTAAGGCAGACCGTGCGGGTAAGTATTTAGCCTTTGACGCTAACGGTAACCCACAGCCGGGTGACACCGCAGTTGAGGTGGCCGCCATTGCAGCCATTGCAGACGAGATTGTGGCGGTTGCTGCTATTGATACTGAGGTTGCTGCTGTTGCCGGCAACTCAACCAATATCAACACTGTCGCCGGAAACACCGCCAATATCACCACAGTAGCTGGTGTTAGCGGTGCGGTAAGCACAGTTGCAGCCAACATTGTAGACGTTCAAAATGCTCAAGAAAATGCTGCGGCAGCTGCGGCCTCTGCAATACTGGCCAATGACTGGGCTACTAAGACATCTGGCACTGTGGCAGGCGGAGAGTACTCCGCTAAATACCACGCACAGGCTGCGTCTACCAGCGCAGGCAACGCGAGCACAAGCGCTACTGCAGCACAAAGCGCACAGTCTGCTGCGGAGTCTGCACGCGATGCGACACTTGCGGCATACGACACTTTTGACGACAGATATCTTGGCAGCAAGACATCTAATCCTACGCTAGACAATGACGGTAACGCGCTTGTTGCTGGCGCACTGTATTTCAACAGCGTGGCTGGCGAGATGCGGGTTTACACTGGCTCAGCTTGGGTGGCCGCATACGTGTCTGGCACAGGGTTCTTGGCCTCAAGCAATAACTTGTCTGACTTGGCTAGCGCTCCCACCGCGCTGACTAACTTGGGTGGCACTACAGTCGGTAAGGCCGTGTTTACTGCAGCCTCTGTGGCAGCAGCTCAGCAGGCCATGGACGTAGAGGTTGGTGTTGACGTACAGGCTTACGACGTAGACACAGCCAAAACAGATGTGGCTCAGGCTTATACCAAAGCTCAGCGTGGCACACCAGTATCGCTTAGCAGCTCATCAAACAGCATTGCTGTGGATTTCTCGCTGAGCAACAATTTCACACACACTTTCACAGAGAACACTACGATAGCCAACCCAAGCAATATGGTAGCTGGCCAGTCTGGTGTAATCGCTTTCACTCAGCATGCTAGCTCACCCAAGACTTTGGCGTTCGGTAGCTACTGGGATTTCCCCGGCGGCACGGTGCCTAGCGTCACAGCTAGCAACAGCGCTCGGGATCAGTTGGTGTACTACGTAGAATCCTCGACTCTTATCACTTGCAGATTACTGGCGGATGTCAAATGATAGTACCCGGATCAGCTAACCCATTACTGTTCTCGGCCGATGACGGCTACAACCTCACACGCTCGCTGCGGTTTAGGTCTAGTGCGTCTGCGTCATTAAGTCGCACACCTGCTAGTGCTGGCAATCGTCAAAAATGGACATGGAGCGGTTGGATTAAGCGTGGTGCTTTGGGTACAAATAATTGTTTTTTTTCACAAGGGAACAACATATTTGTTGCACGGTTTAATAACAACACGGACGTTTTAGAAGTTTATGATGTAACAGGTGGTCCTTATCAATTACAGCTTATTACATCCCAAGTATTTCGTGATCCTTCTGCTTGGTATCATCTTGTTATTGCAACTGATACAACACAAGCAACAGCATCAAACAGAGTAAAAATATACCTAAACGGAACACAAATTACTGCGTTCAGTACATCTACTTATTACAGTCAAAACTATAATACAGAAGTTAATACAACAGATGTAACAAACATTGGTGCATTGGCATTTGTTGGTCAATATTTTGACGGCTACTTAACCGAAATAAACTTCATTGACGGTCAAGCCCTAACCCAATCCTCATTCGGCGAAACAGACATAACAACCGGAGTATGGAAACCTAAACGCTACGCTGGCACATACGGTACAAACGGATTCTATCTACCGTTTACGGACAACTCTGCGCTGACTACAAGTTCTAACGCAGGGTTAGGCAAAGACTTTAGCGGCAACGGTAACTATTGGACTACCAATAACATCAGCATTACGAGTGGTACTACATACGACTCAATGACCGATGTGCCTACGCTGACAAGTGCTACGGCGGCTAACTTTGCTGTGTTGAATCCATTAAATGCTGAGACTGGCATGGGTGGCACATTAGGTGGTGGCAACTTAGACCTGTCAGGTAGTGGTGGCAAGCGGTCAACAATTGCTGCACGCACAGGCAAGTGGTATTGGGAATTTAGAGTTAATAGCGGAGCTGGTGCAAACTTTCCTATGTCTGGTTTGTATGTAGCTGGGCAAGGAACGTATTACCCCGGCTATGACGGTAACTCATTTGGCTACTTTCAAGGCGGTGCAATCTATTACAACGGCTCAACATCATTAACTGTTAGCTCATATACAGATGGTGATGTACTTGGTTTTGCATGGGATGCTGATACCGGAAAAGTTTATGTAGCAAAAAATGGCACATGGCAAAACTCAGGTAACCCTGCTGCGGGTACTGGTCAAGTCGCTACAATTTCAACAGGCGTTGATCGTGTTGTTGGCGCTTATAACAGCTCTGGATCATGCTCAATTAACTTCGGTCAACGCCCATTTGCCTACACACCCCCCACAGGCTATGTAAGTTTGAACACATACAACTTGCCGACTAGCACTATCCTCAAAGGCAATACGGTGATGGATGCTACGCTGTATACGGGTACGCTGCTATCTAACGCAATCACTAATACGGCTGCGTTTAAGCCTGACCTTGTGTGGCTCAAGTCACGCTCGGCAGCAACAGGGCATGAGTGGACAGATTCAGTTCGTGGTGTAACTAAATCACTTTCATCAAACTCTACTGCGGCTGAAGCAACAGACGTTCAAGGGCTGACAGCATTTAACACTAATGGTTTTACCGTTGGCACAAACACCGACTACAACAATTTAGCCGCTACTTATGTTGCGTGGCAATGGCAAGCAGGACAAGGTACAAACACAACCAACACCAACGGCACAATCACATCAACTGTGAGCGTTAATGCTAGTGCGGGGTTTAGTGTGGTCAGCTACACCGGCACAGCCGTTAATGCAACGGTTGGGCATGGATTGGGCGTTGCGCCTAGTTTTATTGTTGTTAAGCGTAGAGTAACCGCAGGATTTAATTGGGTTGTTTGGCATAGTGCGTTAACTGGCTTGCAATTTCTTAAATTAAATTCAACGGATGCTGTTGGAAGTGCTGCAACAGTTTGGAATAGCACAATTCCAACTTCGTCTGTGTTTAGTCTTGGGTCAGATACAACAGCTAACCCAAGCGCAGAAGCGTGTATTGCTTATTGCTGGGCACCCATAGCCGGATACAGTGCGTTTGGTAGCTACACGGGTAATGGTTCGACTGATGGCGCATTTGTATATACGGGATTTAGACCTAAATGGGTAATGATTAAAGAAATAGGTGCTGGAGGTACAAACTGGAATATTCTTGATACTTCTCGTGACCCATATAATGTTGAACAAAAATATTTGGCGGCAAATTTATCGGATGCTGAAGGAACGCTTGCATTACTTGATGGGCTGTCAAACGGTTTTAAACTTAGAAATTCTGTTCTTTCGGTTAACGCATCTGGCAACACTTACATCTATGCGGCGTTTGCCGAAAACCCATTTAAGAATTCTCTTGCGAGGTAATAATGTTTGCAATTATCAAATCAAACCAATTCGTAAAATTCCTGCCTGAAAATACTCCATTCAAATTGGATGACGTACAGTACCCGGCCAACTGGTTAAACCTGTCTACGCCTGAAGAGAAGGCACGGCTAGGCATTGTGGATGTGGTGTATGGACAGCGTGCAGACGATAAATATTACTGGGTATCTGAAGACGCTCCGGTGGTGGATGGCGGCGTGGTTAAAATTAACTACACTAACACACCTAAAGACTTGTTTGAATCTCAGTCAAACGCAGTAAACGCAACAAACGCAGCGGCGTATTCCCTGCTTGCACCGACTGATTACATAGACATTCGCAACTTGCGTGATCCAGAATACAAGATTGACTGGATGCTATGGCGTGAACAGATTCGCAACAAAGCGCAAACATATGTCGCAGCGATTACGGCCTGCACTACAATTGAAGAGTTGGCCGCATTGCCTGCTGTTCAATGGCCGAACAACCCAGATTATGTAGCACCAGCTGAACAACTTCCTGTCGCATAACGGATCTGTATTATGGATGACGCACGCCTTTCCAGAATTGAAGTTAAGTTGGACAAACTGGCCGAGGCGGTAGTGTCTCTGGCGCGTATGGAAGAGAGGATGATTACCTTGTTTAAACGCATGGACGCATACGAGGACAGGCAATCTGACCTTGAGGTGCGCATCATAGAAGTAGAAAAAATAAACGTAGGGCGTGGCGCTATCTACCGAATTGTAGACAAGGCAACGTGGCTAGTTATCGGAGCAGGCATAGCAATCATTGCTGATTACCTTCACAAATAGGAGTGTGCATGAAAAGCCCTAAGCTAGTTATTATCAGATGGGTTGACGCATACCATCTTGACGGGTGGCTGTTCGGAGAAAACGTGGAGATTGAGGCTAACCCATGCTGGACTGTGGGGTTCATAGCTAAACAGAATAAGAAAGGCATTATGGTAGCTCAGACGTGGTTCCCTGAGGACATGGCCAATCTTATATTCATCCCGCACGGGATGATTCAAGAGGTCACCGAGATTGGTGATTTAAAAACCTAGAGGGTTACATGCCAACACCGCCAATTAAAGATGAGTTACTCATCGAGGCTTGGAATGCACTATTGGATTCGCCTACTAAACAAGCCGCAGCAGACGCATTAAAAATACCAGTTACTACACTTGCCCACAGACTTAACGTATACAAGATGCGCTTTGGAGAAAGCGGAGGTACCAAGTCTGAGTTCACTGTAGCTAATTTACCTGATGACGACATCGACATTGACGAACTTGTCGAGCACCGCATCAAGCAGTTCTCCAAAAAACGTACACATCAAGAGGCCACCAAGCTAATCCCAGTCAAGGTCAACATCGATGGGGTCATTGGCATCCTGCACTTTGGTGACCCGCACGTAGACGACGACGGCACGGATCTGGATGCCCTGCGCAGACATAGCGATATGACGCACGTAGAAGGCATATGGGGTGCTAACGTAGGCGACACTACCAACAACTGGGTAGGCCGTCTTGCGCGTCTCTATGCCCACCAGAGCACGTCTGCTGATCAAGCATGGCGCTTAGCTGAGTGGTTTATATCTCGCACCCGCTGGTTGTACATGATTGGTGGCAACCACGACGCATGGTCTGGGTCCAGTGATCCGATCAAGTGGATCTCCCGCCAAGGTAATACCCTATACCAATCAAGTGAATGCCGTATCGCCCTGCGATTTCCGAATAAGAGAGAAGTCATTGTCAATGCCCGTCACGACTTTGCCGGGCATAGCCAATGGAATCCCGCGCACGGTCAGATGAAAGCTGCACAGATGGGTATGCGTGATCACATCATGGTGTCTGGCCACAAGCACACATCTGGTTACGGCCTGATTAAAGACCCAAGCACTGGCAAGGTATGCCATGCAATCCAAGTTGCTAGCTACAAAATTTTTGACAGCTATGCCAAGGAACGGGGATTCAGGGATCAGTCCCTATCGCCTGCTTGTATGACTGTGATTAATCCTGACTTGCCTGCCGATCACCCGGACATGGTCAAGGTATTCTGGGATCCAGCTCAAGGGTTGGAGTACGTCAAGTGGAAGAGGAAACGTAAATGACTTTTGATATTGCAGTCGAGCGCGTGCTTGGCCATGAAGGCGGGTACGCGCATCTCGAGCACGACAGGGGCGGTGAGACTAACTGGGGTGTCACCATTGCCACGGCCAGAGAGAACGGTTTTCATGGTGACATGAAGACCATGAACCGCAACGAGGCTATCGTCATTTACAAGCGTGCCTTCTGGGACAAGAACCTGTGCGACAAAATGCACTTCGCTGTAGGGTTTCAGGTCTTTGACGCATGTGTAAACCACGGGGCAGGCTACGCTGGGCGCTGGCTGCAGGCTGCAGTTGGTGCCAAGGTAGACGGCGCTATAGGACCAGAGACATTGGCTCGCACCAACTTCTCTGACCCGACGCAGACAGTGCTCAAGTTTATGTCAGCAAGGCTTAGCTTTTATACTGGCTGTACAGAGTGGCCACACTTTGGGCGCGGCTGGATTAACCGCATGGCTGGCAACGCCCTGTACGCAGCTCAGGATCTGAAGTAATGGACAGATGGAAGAACAGGCGCAAGATGACTTGGCTATCGCTGATAGCTGGCCTGCTATTCCCTTTGCTAATACTAGCCTCCGAATCGCCAACGCTTGGCCAAATAGCCTTGCCGTTCTATGGGTTTGTCGGAGCTGTGGTTACCGCCTATATGGGCTTTGCAACTTGGGACGACAAGAATGCTATGGATAGCAAAACTCATTGAGAATAAGTACGTAGTCTACGCGCTGGCTGTGGCTGGCGTGCTGCTATCCCTATGGGGATATGGCAAGTGGCAATACCACAGTGGCTATAGCACTGCGGAAAAAGAAAGATACCTAGCAGACCTCGAGTCTTTTAGACTGGAGTCGCTGAGGCTACACGATTTATCCACAACCCTACAGGCTCAGATCACTTCAATGCTGGACGCAAAGCCTAAAATTATTGAGAGGTATAACCGTGTCATTGTTGAAAAGCCTTTGCCTGATGGCTGCATTATTGATACTGCCCGGCTGCGGGAACTCAACGCTGCCATTGAATCCGCCAATACCCGCAAACCTAACTGAACCTTGTCCTAAACTCGAGCCAGTTGTAAGTGACCAGTGGGACCAACTTGCTCTAAGCTACATAGCACTGGTCACTTTGTACGGTATCTGTGCTGCCAAACATGATGCGCTAGCTCGCTAACTTCCATAGTCCTATCTGACTGAATGCGTATCCTGCCCACACCATGCCAGTCGGAATGTTGCCTTTATAAAATTGCTCAACGGATACTACAAAATATCCTATGCCGGTCAATGCAATTAGCCAGTGGCTCATAAGGTATCCTTCATACATTTGTCGTGCAAGTCGCACAATACTGGGTTAAGGCAGTAGCAGATTTTTTCTTTGTCTGCTGGTGGGTGCGCATACAATGGCTCGCACCCGTCATGCGGAAAGAACTCTGGGTTATCAAAGTACTGCCACTTGTCATACAGTTTAACGCGGTAAGCTACTGGTTTCATGTGTTCTTCTCCTTGAGTTTGGCTTCTACTGTTCGTGTGTAGTGATGTATGCCATTGCCTTCACACTCAAACAAAGTTGTGACAATTTCTTCATCCGTCAGCCCGACCCATTCTTTGCGTGGTGGTGCGGTGTAGAGAGGTAAAGGCTTATCAAACCATGTAAGGCTAGTAGGAACAACAACATCAACTTTTTTATCAGGGTGTAACCACGCCACAGGCTCTTGCTTCTCTGCTTGCTCGATGGCTTGGCGTAGGGCGGTGATTGCATTTTGTTCACTTACATATTGCTCTACTGCGCTGCGTGCTGTGTTTTCCAACACATCCAACGCTTGCTTCATTGCTTCGATGCTCATTTCTTTCTCCTGTATTTTCTTTGTTGTATTTTTAAGGCAATCAAACAACCTGCAAAAAACAAAACAAAAAATCCAAAAAAGATTAAACCAACAATGTCAGAAAGCGTGATAACAAATATGCTGCTCATGTGTTTCCCCTTCCTCTAATTCTTGCTTCTACAACAACTTCATACGGCGTTCTCCACAACATAACTTTGCATAAAGTTGCACATTCTTCTCGCTCATCTTGGCGCACCAACTCTGCAAAGCGTTCAAGGTGTATGTCAACTTCTCCTGCGTCAATCCACCACCTACTGCCAGTCTTGTATGCAAGCCCAGCCTTTACAGCAAACTCTATAATTTTCTGATTCATCTGCGATACCTCACAATGTAGTCAATCCAGCTGTCGTTTACTGCGGCTAACTCCTGCTCAGATCGTGCTGGGATCCACTGAGCAGCAATGTCTAGGTGCGGCGCAAACGCAGGCTCTGCTGACTTGAGCGGCATATCAACTCTTTCTACCTTGGTGATATCAAACTCAACATCAGGGCCAGCGCCAATTGAATAGCCCTTGACCACACGGCCAGTCCTGTTTGTGACGTACTTGCTTATGTGAGTCAGACCAAAGCGCCTGAACTTGGCCAAGATACTGCTAACCGTTTTCTCATTAAAGCCTGTCTCTTCAAGGATCTGAAAACAAGAGATGTGATCATTGGCCTTAATCAGGTTCATTATGATTTCGTTTTTGCTCAGTTGCATACCGTTTGTCCTGTTGGTGTAAGCTGGCAAACAGTCAATCTATTTTTTTTGCCAGACTGGTTAATTAAAGTAATGCCACCGGGCAGCTCTTGCTTTTCGGTGTACACATTTTTGTTGGTGTCATTGATCAGGCTTAGTCCGTACATAGGTGTAGGCTGATACGTGGTAGGCGTGGCCTGACTGGGCAGCGATGGCAGGCTATACGTATTGCCAAAGCGGTCAGGCAAGGGCTGCTGCTCCTGTGCCTGACACACCACACACACGGCTAAGCCAATTAGTGTGATGCCTGTTCGCATAATCCCGCCTTGTTAATGTCAAACCCGTAGGTGCGGAACATGTCGTGCTTGGCCTTGATCTCTGGTACCTCGCTGGCTGGCACGTAGTTATATTCATCGCGCCAACGCTTAGCAATATCCGTGGCCGCGGCCGTGACGTAAGGCTTATCCATTTGCACCTCCTAATACTGCAGACTTGCGCTTGGCATAGGACTGCAAGTGATTGACTTTGTCGTCTACGCTCAAGCGCACAAACATGTGCTCATTGCTCTCGCGCAACTGGTTTAACTTAGACATCCTGACTTCTGCACTAGCCTTGCCAGCTGATGCCACCTTGTCGCACATCGCCTCATAGGCTGCTGCCCATTCTGCATAAGACGGGTACTCTGTCTCGCCTTTGCCGGGCACTGCTAGATACCAGCTTTCCTCATTGCGCGGCGCAACAGAAACGACAACTTCCGGAATCTCAACCACATCCACGTTTTCCTGTACAACCGCATTTGTAATTTCCTCAATGTGTGCTGACACTACGTCAACTGTAGTAGGGATTACCATTGGTGCCTGTGGTGCTGCGATGGCATCCAACGGGTTAGCAACTGGCCGCGGCGTGATGTCGCGTGGTGCTGCCTCGACTGGGTAATCTTGCGCCTCTTCTGCAGTGATCAGACCCTTGAGTACATCGGGAAACGCATCGCGCAAGGCAAAGCCTCGAGCACGCATGGCCAGCATACGCTTGGGGTACTGCGTCCAAGGACCTTGCTTGCCCCATAAACCAGCTCGCTTAGCGTCCTCTACTGAGAACCTAGCCGTCACTGGCTTGCGTCCCTTGCGCTGCGCTACGCACACGGCCACCGGGTTGCTAGTACCCTCGCCTTCAATACTCTCTTCGATGCCTTCGCATACCGGAGATGCCTGCACCAAGGCTAAGGCCGCATCACCATAGACGCTAGGCTTACCGTTAATTACTGCGATATTTTGCAAGGCCTGCATGGGCGCTAGGCCTATTTCATAACCCCACTGTACGCACACTAGGATATCTTGAGGCTTACCCTGATATGCGCGTGGCACCATGCTGCTAGCGGCCAGTGTCTCTGAGAACTGCATGGCCTCGGCCATTGTCTGCGGGGCGAACCCGCTACGTGTTGTGATGTTGCTCATAATTACCCCTTGAAGAAATTTTTAATACGCTGCAATAAGCTAGGCGTTTGCTGTGCTCTGACTTGTGCTGCCGCCTGAGACATTAGTCTGGCCGCCTCTTGCATTCGCTGCCGCCTGTCTTGTCGCTGCATGTACACGTAACGCCGAGTGCACTTAACATTAGCCGCAATGGCCTTGATGCTATACCCTCGTTCTAGCAATTGCCAGATCCTATCCCGCTTAGTTTGTTTCATGCTGACTCCTTGATTGTGAGAGTTGATTGTCTAACCGAGTACGCCTCTTTTGCTGGCACAACACGCGGTGCAGCTGCTTTGTAATGCCGCATTGGCCACGCGATACGGTACTGCCCTGCTACTGCGTTACTGCTTTCCTTCATCTGTATTTTGATTTTCTTTTCACGGTCTGCGATGACGGCCTCAGCGTCTTTGATATCTTGCTTGGCCTCCATAATTTCCCGTGCCCATGTCTGCGCGAGATCATCCAGCATGACCTCATCGGCCACTGCCTGCGGCCATGTGCGATTAGCGTCTTCGCTATCCTGTGGTGCGTAGTAGTCAATGGTGCCGTCTGCTTTCCATACTGCCACGCGCCGATTAAACTCATGCACTGCTTCGCGGATCGCATCCAGTGTTGCCTGATGCGGAGCAAACAGGAATACGCGCATGCGGATCCCTTGGTACAGTGTGCATATTGCACCCCACTTGGCACCAGCGCAGGCCATCTGCGCCTGCAACTGGATAGGCCCACGCCACAGGGGAGGCGAGTCCTCAGGCTGCATGCTAGTTAGCTTGGCCTCGAGCACGCCTACGCCATCAAGCGTAATGCTGTCCTGCCCGATCACGAATATGCCTGCCTCGGGATCAGTCGTAACGGTAACGCTTTGCCCGTCAACTGAGCCATCAAGGCTTGCGGCCAGTGGCCAGTCAGGGTGAAATAGCGCGTCGTCGTGGTCTACCTTAGGCGTGCCCAGCCCTAAGCGTGCGCAAGCTTGCTGCATAATCACAGGCTCGAGCGCATTGCCCCAGTCTGCAGGCTCGGAGTCTATTAACTCTGGCAGCTCATTGCCGCGCAGGGCATCAAGGGTATACAGTAATTCGTCATTAGGACTGCGGTACTTGCTAAGACCCATCAGCGCAGGCAGACGGGATGCAGACATAATGTCGTTAGGTGTTTTTTTACCAGCCATTTTTATATCCAAAAAAAAGTTTGTCGGTACGCACACTAGAAAAAAACGTGTCAATGGTATTTTTTGTTGAAGTCCTCCAGTAGGCGCTCACGCTGGCGTGCCTTGGCGCGTCGCTCTATGCCGTCCAGTAGCCAGCCGATAGCTATAGCAGTGGCCACGGATCCGATAAGGTGCACTATTACCTGTCCTAAAATTTCCATTACATCCCCAAGCGATTAATTAAATTTTTAACGCTGCTTTTGTGCCACACTGCCCGGCCTGTAGGCGTGGGTATACTGCGAGCCATTAGCCCGGCCGCGATAGCCTGTAACCCTTGCGTGCTGGCCATTATGTCGCGCAGGATAGGCGCTACCCTTTGCGCGTAGGTGTCTGCCTGCGCAGCTGCACGGGCACCAGAGACGGCCGCGCCTTTGCTAGGGTTAGGACATCCAAGCCTCACGCCTCGAGCCTTAGCGGCCTGTAATGCGGCCTTGGTTCTCTTGGCTATCTCTTCCCTTTCATGCTGCGCGAATATGGCACGGATCCCGAATTCCAGCATGCCAGCGCTTGGCATATCGGCCGCGACAATCTGCACCCCGGCCTTACGTAGCGTAAACAAAAAGGCCGCATCTCTGCTAAGCCTGTCTATTTTGGCTATTAGTATCGCGCAGCCTAAACGCCTGCAATGGGCCAGCGCGGCCGCGAGCTGTGGCCTGTCGTCTAACTTGCCTGATTCTATTTCTGTATAAGTTTGCAGGATCTGGCCAGCGTAAGTCTTAAGCGCCTCGGTTTGCGCCTCCAAGCCTAGGCCACTAGATCCCTGTTTATCCGTGCTTACTCTTAAATAGGCTATGTATTGCATGGCCAGCCCCTACAAAAAGCAAGCGGCCAGTACTGCCAGCCCGAGCAAAACAACCGAGACAATATCCCAACCGATAGAGTGCTCTGCGTGGTGCTGTAGTGTGCGCAGCCATGCCCGGCGTGCTGGTGTGTGGGTATCTTGATTAATTAAGTTATTCATTGTCTAGCTCCTCGGTTAACATCTTATAAAGTGTGGGTTCAATATCTGAGATCAGTTTGTTATAGGCCTCGCTATCGTCTGGCCAGCCTTGCTCGCGTCTATGCTCGGATATCAGATTAACAATGCGCAGTAGTAATACGTTTTCTGGTTTGTGCTCGCGTGCGGAATCGTAGCCAGCTCTGAATTGCTTACGCGCCATGGCGATATCTGCAGACTGTGTGAAATAACTGTATGCGTCTACCAGCTCAGATCCTGCATTGTGCGCACGCGCTGCAGCTCGGCCTAGTTTGTAGAAATCTAAATCACTCATGGCCGTTTTCCCCTAGTACAGTTTGTAAAAAATGTATAACCTTGTCCGCGTCAAATTCGCTAGCGTTTGGATCCTGCAGTAATGCTAGAGATTTTTCGCAGCCCAAGCGGAAAGCTGCGTATTGTGCGAGTAGTTCTAGTTTGTGGTTTGTCATATTAGGCCGCCTTAATAATGCGAATAACCTTGGCCATGCTGACACCATGCGCAGGGTATGCGATAACGTCCACGGCCTTGTCATAACATGCCCGGCAGCCGTTACACTTGCCTGCGTGCTCATAGGCACGGCACAATGTCGCGCCCTCTGGTGTATCTGCAGCTGTTGGCACAATGACGGATCCGTGCAGGCCAGCTGTATACTTGCCTGTCACACTGTCAGAACTAAAGCGAACCGATACATTCTGCAAGGCCTGCATTTGTTCAAGTACGCGACGGAACTTGGGGAATTTGTGCATGCGTGTTGGCAGCCAGTGCCTAACCCACGGCGTGCGCTGCATAACTTCTAGGATTTTCTCGGCCAGCCCGAGGGTGTACATGTCGCCAGAATCAAACCAGCGAAAGTATCTATCTGCATCAAGCGCGGCCACCATATCATCAGCCCAATCTAGGCGCTGCCAGTCCTCGCGATTATGCTCGCGTGGTGCCTTCACGTTAGGGTAGCGGTAATTACCGTTTACTGCGTAGCAGCCCTTGCATGCGTCCACCAGTTCGCCGGCCTCAATACTGCCCGGGCACGTATCGCGAGCGATAAGAGACCAGCTGCGGATCCCGTCCAGCTTTGAAGTAACCGACAGTTTAAGGCCGCGCATAATGGGGTTTAATTTTGCTTTCATATAATCTCCGTATCTCGGTAGGTTATCCGGTATCAAAGCGATATCCGTTAAGCCGAACTATAGCAGATATTTTGCTTTGTGCACAGTTTATATATTAGGACAAACCCTAATAAGCTAGCATTGCTTGCCCTCATGTATAGCCCTGCGATATCTTACAGCCTTGGGGGATCTCACTATGACAGAGAAAACATTAATACCATTTTTAATCAGGCTTAGGCCTGATACTAGGGCGCTGCTAGACAGAGCTGCAGACGAACAAAGGCGCTCACGGGCTAGCATTATTGATGAAATCGTAAGAGATACGCTGCGCGACAGGTACGCGCCTGTCTCTGATAGGCTGCATAGGCTGCTAGGTAAATGAGCGGCCGCATGGCACGCAACAAGGGCGCAGCTGGTGAGCGCGAGCTGTCTAAAATACTGACAGACGAATTAGGCTTTGTAGTGCAGCGCAAGTTAGGCCAAGCCCGGGACGGGGGCGACGACATCCAGATAGGCCAGTACAGAATAGAAGTTAAGAGACGCGAGCGCGTGCAGGCCGACGATTGGGCGCAGCAGGTAGAGGCGACATGCCAGCCCGGAGACGTGCCGATAGTGGCCTATAGACGTAACGGCCAGCCTTGGCGCTGCATTGTGCCCTTAGCGTGGGTAATAGAACAAATTAGAGAGACGGTAGACAGTGGCAAACCTAGACTACAAACAGGCAGTACAGGCGACGATTAACACGACAGGCACGCGCTGGTGTAGCAATTGCCAGCAACACAGGAAGGTAGACAATGGCGACTGGATCATTAAAAACCAAGGCAGGAATAGGCGCTGGATGTGCGCAGAGTGTATTAGCAAACGGATCAAGCGCAAAGCTAGCTCTGACAATTGACGGCCGCGAGCTAGACACGTATTCAGAGGACTATAGGCGCTATTGCGAGGCTCGGCATATGTTCAAGGCCTACCGTACCAAAAAGACAAGGCAGGCCGCGCTAGCTAGGATTGAGCGCGCACGTGGTGAGGCTGGCATGCTAGCGCTAAGAGGCGAAATGTATAGGTTATGGAAATACCAGCAAACCACAACCTAAAGCTACCGGAAAAGCCTAGGATAAAACAACATGCACCACCACCAGACGCTAGAAAGTTTGCAGTTATTCCATTTAAGGCTTGCGCGGATCCTAGGCTACGTAACGCAGCGCTGCGCGTGCTGGCCGTGCTCTGCAGTTATGCAAACCGAGCCGGGTTAACTTATGTCGGCCAGCATAGGATTGCCTCGGATCTAGGTATGCACCAGAGCGCAGTAGCCAGAGAGATAACAGTACTTAAGCGATGCGGGTATATAGAGCGAATAAAGAAGGGCTGGAAGGGCACCAAGGGCGACACGATAAGGGTTATTTATGGGGCTGGAATTAGCGCAGACGACGCGCTAGGGATAGCAGGATCAAACGAAGATGTGAGGCTGCCAGATATGATAGAACATGAGAACCGAGAGCTACAGAAAGTATGGACTGAGGCCGAGATCCGGGACAACAAAGCAAGGCTGGCAGGCATGTTAGCGCAGGCTTTTAAGCGGCCAGCCGAGGCCAAGTTAGACGTATACAAACCAGTCAAAGGAGATACAGTTATGGTGTCTAAGATTAAGCAAGGCTTAGTTAAACCTAAGGTTAAACCTACAGTTAAGCCTGTGGATAACCCTGTGGATAACTCTACTGTAGAGAAGTCGGAATGTTATATAAACACAAAAAACCTAAGCTTAAGTGTAGTTATAGATATATTAAGTAATAGTATAGATAA